CAACGTTTTCTGAATCAATGCGACGGCCTGCGTCATCACGCGGTCTAGGATACCGGATAGCTTTCCGTTGCCGAAAAAAGCGAAGTTGTAATTCATCATCGCCCATTCCAACCGTAACAAATCCTCTGCATTCTTGACGTGGTTGTCGACCAGCGCTTGCGTCGACAACGTTAGCGGCGTTTCGCGACCGTCAATCGCAACCGCAACATGCGACATGATCTTGAGCATCAGCGCTTCGTTGGTGCTGTAGTCGCCTACTTTCGGCAATGCACTGGTCGGGTATTGCATGATGATTTCACGCCCGACCGTTGCGGGAAACTTCGACAGCATGAATGACGCGCCACCGTGCGACGTCGGACCGTCTTCGAATAGTTTTGGTTGAATCATGATGGGATTCCTGTTAATGAAAAGGGCCGCACGAAGCGGCCCATCTATTATCGCATCCGGCCGGATAGTTACCCGGTCAGACCCGCACGCGCAATCGTGATGTTCTGAAATGCGAACTTGTATTGCTTCGATTTCATACGACCAGCCGACGAAATGCTGTTGCTGATGCTACCGGAAAGCAGTTTGCCGGTACTGAGCGTAACGATTGCCCCGGACGGATACTGACCGACCAGCGTGATACGGTCGAGCGCCGATTGCTTGTTCTTGCCGACACGGTTCGCGGCGAGCAACACTGCAAGGTTGTTGTCGTCATCAGATTCAGGGATGACACTCAGTGTGCACGGCAACGGGATGGCCTTTGACCACGAAATCATGTCGCCATTCAGGCCCATCGCTACTTCTGCGATGTTGATATCGGGGAAATCGAACGGGTCCGCGTCATCCGCGAACTGTTCAATAGGCAGCGCAAGTGGGTATGTGGTCGTTGCCCGCAACGTGATGACTAGACCAAACCCGCCAATTTCACCATTCATGATTGTTGCTCCAAAGTTTGTAACTGTGACAAAATGCGCGGTACGCCGCGCATGCCCGCTTAGATCAGTTGGTGAGAACCGGTGATGGTGTTGATAACGTTGTCTTTCACATAGATAATTGTGTAGTTCAACGTGTATTCAGTCACCCCATTGTTGACGGCCGACGTAATGTTGCTACCTTTCCAGTATCCGTTCGTCTGGACCTGTTGCCATGCCGTCGAATCGTTCGTTTGCTGCGTAATGTAGATTTGCTGCGTCAACGACAGCAGACCGTTTGCCTGAATGGTGCCGTTGGCAAGTGCCAGTTGAATGCCGGTTGCAGGCGTCAGGCTGGTTGCTTCATTGCCTTCCAGCACGCTTTCGCACATGATCTGCCCGCGCTTGTTGGCCGGAATCTGCCCGACACCAAGTTGCAGGTTCATGAGATTCGCGCCGCACATGTCCTTGAACCACTGCTCGTTCGCGAACACCGTCGACGTGACCGGCGCAGTTGCACCGCCACACAGATTGCCGCGCTGATAAAACGCGATGTTCGTGCCAGCCGTCTGCGTTACACCATAGTAATTCACGCGGGCCGCGTCGAGCGCATCAGATTGCACGGTACCGGGGTTGTCGTTGATAGACGCGCCGAAATCGCTGTTCTGACGGTACATAAAGTTGATGGTACCGTTGACGGCATTAAAGTTGATCGCAGCATGAATCGAAGCGGGCAACATTTCAATGTACTGGCGAACACCCGCGCCATTGGCATTGATATCCTCGTACTCCAGACCGAGGCCCGCAATACCGATCAGTGCAGCAGACCATGCGACCCATGTGGTCGGACTGACGAACACGCGGAAAATGAACATTACGTTCAGTGCCGCATTGGCCTCGCCAACTGCAGTTGCATCGGATAGCGTCAGGTCCGACACGTCCGTATACATGATTTCACCGCAGTTGTTGTTCAGTGCGGTGACGCGCGAGAAACCAGCGACTCGGGTTTCAAGAAGCGATGCCCCGTTGACCAGCGCACCTTGCGACGCATACCAGCCCAACGCAGCGGCGACGTCATTCGCGCTTGTTGCACCTTCCGGTGTGACCACCTGAAACGTTTCTGTTGCCGTGACGGTCGGGTTTGCGGTGAAATCAAACGCCTGTGACGTCGCGTTGAATGCGACCACGCATGCGGTAAGTTCAGCATTGGGCGATTGCGCCGTTGCTGCAATAAGCGCCGTTTGCAACGTCGTGGCAATCGCAGCAAGCGTTCCATCTGCCGCGAAATCCAGACCGGTCAGGTTCACAGTAGTCGCGCCGAACTTGAGCGACAACACACCGGCCGTAATCGCGTTCAGTGCCGCCAGCGTCGCAATACTTGCCTCGCCGTAGATCGTCGCGGGCTGATTGACTTCGACCCAACGGGCGTACTGGATTGCGACCGGCGCGTTACCAAGCACCGATTCATAATCGAAGTACACAACGGCGCGTTGATATTCTTCAGAAGTCGTTCCAAAGAAGTCGCCAACGTCGGCCGCGCTGGTGAATTGCGGAATTGCGCTAGGCCCAACTAGCGCGCTTGTTGTGAAGATGCGGGCACACCATTGCCGTTGGGGCACTTGTGCCGCAGCACCGACCACCGAATTGATGTCGATGAATTTCGTAAATCTGATTGCCATTTGGCATTCTCCTGTTTAGATGCGGTCAAACGTGCCGTCAAAGTCAGTAATCGCGCCAGTCTGTGTTGTGAACACGTCTTTGTGCGTGAATATGATATCAAACGGTGCCCATAGAACGTTCTGGCCGGTGTCATCCTTGAACCAGATAGCGCCTAAATCGATTACTCGAAACACGTTGAAACCTGCGGCGACGAATGCCGCAAGGTTTGTTTCGTCGGTCATTATGCTGTTGGCAATGCCAGCAAGGTCGGTTGATGTCAATGCGGTCGGTGTCGCAGGACTAGCGTTTGGTGCGCACCCTGCGATCTGAAACCGTGTATGCATCACCTGTGTTTTGGTCGTTGTAAAGCCAGAGTTCGGCGCGTTGGACACATCCTTGTATGCGGGCCACCCCCAAGGCTTGCGCGGTCCCAACGAATGAAAGATAGCGGGTGTCGACGGCGCAACGAATTGCCGGGGCTGATTGTTCTGGATAACACCGGCAGTGACGCTGCGCGCCGCAAGCCCCGCGACCAGCGTATTTTGCAACTGCAACTGAATAGCCGAATCAAGCATTTGTTGTGTTTCCCGTTGCTGGCCCGATGTCCTGACCAAGTACGTATGTCCAACTATCAGAACTCAACCACGGTGTATCGCCAACGAGTTGATAACGACGCGATACACCAGCTATCAACGTGCCGTCCTTGTTGACCGGGTATTCAATGACGTCGCCCGACTTGTCAGGACCGCGACTGACTGACTGCGCATTAACGTTGGGCACAAACCATGTGACGTACTTTGCCTCACGATCGAGTCCATAGGCGTCGTACCGGTTTCGCGGCACCGGTTGGACGCTACCTAGCGTAACGGTCTGCGTCGCGTTGTACGTGACCTCATTCAGGCCGGTCGGACCAGATTTCTGTGAGGCGAACTGAAACCAGTTTACTGTTTGCGACCCTTGCACGGACAACGCAAGTTTGAGTAGATTGGAGCCAGGGATAATCATGTCTGGTCGACCTTTTCAGGTTCATTCATGTTGACGCTAAATGACACGGTTGCACGCATGTAGCCCGAATCATTCAACGGTGCATCTGCAATGCCCTGGGCTTCTTCGCGCGCCTTGTCGGGGTCACTCTTGATAAGCGCTGCAATCTCCCCAATCGTCTTGCCGGTAACTTTCTTGCCATCGCGACGGTACGCGCGTGCGACCAGCGTAATCAACGACAGACCGCCTGCGCGCGATATTTCCGCAAGCTTGTGTTGAATGTCACCGCCCACTTGCAGACCGATTGCCGATAGTGCGTCTTCAGTCGTCATTTTGCCAGTGACGACGCGCCGGGATAACTGCAACATCAGTTCCGCCCATTCCTGCTCGCGTGCATCTGCCGTCGTTTGAAGAAAGGGCCGTTTGTGCGGCCCCAATTCGTTGATAGCTGCAACGTAGGCAACGGGCGTTGCGTTGTCGTCCGGGTATCGTGACGATTCAAACCAGCCGATACGAACATTCGCACCAGACAAATCTTTAAGCGCCTTGGTGAACGCGCCGGATGCATTCCCCGGTACTCTGTGTATCGTTGCCATTAGCGGAACCGCCCGCCGACCTTGCGAAAGCCGTGACGTTCCGGGTTACCCACGGCAACATAGAAACCACCAGCGAACCGCGCGCGCGCCAGCGCCAGAACCTGCTTGCCGTACGGCGTGGTTGCAAGCCAGTACTGAAACATGTCCTTGACCGGTGGTGCGAGCAATGACACCGTGACCTTATCGATAGTGCTGCCAGTCACGATGACGCTATCTATACCTTCTGCAATCTGCGCCTGAATCTGCGCAATATGTGCTGTCAGCAAGTTAAGAATCAAATCGAGCGCAGCACCGTTAAAACCGCCGCACCAGTTGTCATATCCGTCGTTGGCGTACGTCTGAGCCATTGCGTAATAGGCGGTAAGGACGGTTTCACTAGGGTCACTAGCGAATGCCGGGCATTGTGCCTGAAACAGTGCGTAGTCAAACGTGTGCTGCGTCATTTCCTATACTCCGTTATTAACGGTTCGCCAACTGGTTCGCCACCCAGCCCGTACCCGTCTTTTCGAGTTCGGTCGGCAGCGCTTCAGAACCGTCTTTTTTGGCGGTCTGATAATCGGCCGGTGTGAGCGGGCCGCTAGGATCGCGCGGGTTCATGTCGCCAACCATCTTGTCAACGTCGTATGCCTTGCGTTCAACACGGATAAAACCCTTGGCAATGAAATCTTTCCAATGCGACAGTTCGCGAACCGCTTCGTACTCATCTTCAGTAATCGCGGTGTGTGCACCCTGTGGTGTAATCAGATTCTTGGTCGCGATGCCTGCGCCACCACGAATCAGAACTTCGCGTTCAACGACGGGTAACCGGCCCATCTGAGTTGCGTCGGTCGGATCGGGCATCGAATACCGCGTGAACTTTTGCGGGTTCGCCAACGTGCTGAAAACGTGAACGGTACCCGTCGATTTTTGTGCTACCTGTTTGCCTGACATGATGTGTTTTCCGTTAATTGAAAAGGGGGTGCGCCGTTAGACACACCCCCTTATTCTACAGCCCCGGTTTAGCGACGAATCACAGACCGGTGAAACGCACCACTGCATACGGGCGTTTGCACATCACACCGGCCGTTGCGTTGGCGTAATCTTCGACGTACGACTTAGCGCGCTTTTCCACACCAAGCGCCTGAAACTTCGACGGCACGACCTGAATGAATACCTTGCCGTCATCGCTGGAACCGTCTTCGATGCGTTCGGCGTAGAAGTACATCGCCGTTGCGCCGCCGTTAGCGTCCGTCAGTTCCGGGCACGTCACGATACGCAGATTCGGATAGTTGTCACGAATCCACTGGCGAACCGAAATGCCGCCAACGGACTGCGTAACGGTCAGGAACTGGTTCTTGCCCATCGGAATCGCCATCGTGATCGGCGTTTTCTCAACGTCGATGGTATCCATGCTCTGCACTTCGAGCGTGTACATACCAAGCCGGATGTCGGCCGTGATGTCGTTGAACGTCTTGGTGTTCCACGTCGTTGTACCCGACGTCGCGCCATCAGGCAACGTGACATAGGCAGGCAACGACGGATCGTTCAGGAACCCGTATGTACGGCCTGCGCCGTCATTGAAGCCGTAGAAACCAACGCGGTTGCGTTGAATGTCGAGCGCGCGACCGGCTTGGCCACGCTTTTCGCCGCTCGAAGAAACGCGCATACGTGCGGCGCGCGCTTCTTCCAACAGCCCGACCAGAATGCCCATTTCGAAGCGTACGACGGTACGCCATTCGAAGTTGACGTTCCACGACGAAA